ATTTATTACAGAAATGCTTTCTGCAGATGGAGAAATAACAACTGCAGAAGTTGTTAATTTATCTGAAGCCTTATCTGAAGACGGCAAATTTACTTTAGCAGAAAAAGATTTAGTTGCAGATGTATTGGTAACTTCAGCAGAAGGAGCACCTGTAACTGCTGCCAACATAGAAGCAGCGGGACTTGAATATCGTGATCTTCCTCCAACAATTCCAGTAGAGGTAAGAGAAGACGCTAATGGTAATCCAGTAGTTATTCAAGCAGAAGTTGCTTCCGCATTACTTGTTCTAGAAAGCCCAGCAGCAATAGCAAATGCAATTGCTACTTGCTTCAATCCAGACGAGGCAATTGAAGGTTTAACAGAAGAACAAAAATGTGAATTAGGCAAAGCACTACTTAACATGGGTGCCGATATGTCTATTCCAGAACGTGAAAAAGCAGAAGATATCGTAGTAGTAACAATAATAGCTGGCCAGATAGTTCTTGGCACAGCATATAGAAGGAAGGTATAATAAGAATATGAAATGGTTAAAAAAATGGAGCCTAGCCGCTCTAAATGAAAACTTTACATTCCTTGGATTTTTTGTAGCCTGGGTAGTATTAGAGGGTAGCGCAAAAACCGTTGTAGGTTATGTAACCCTAGCCTCAGTAGCCTTATGGTTTATGACTATAGGAATTAGAGAAAAAGCAGAAAAAGAAGAGTAATAGCATACTAACCCTACATTTGCTATAATAGACTTATGAAAAAAATAAAGGTGTTTTTAGCATCTAGCCTTTTAGTATTGTCTATTAGTGGATGTGGCTATGATGGTCATTATAGATATCCATGTCAAGATCCTACTAATTGGCAAAATGCAGAATGCAAGCCACCAATCTGTACGGCTAACGGAGCATGTCCAGAAGATTTAGCAGAGACAAAGGAAACAGTAAATGGCTAAAGAAAGATTATCCCCTCAAGATTTAGATGCAAGATTAAAGTTTATTCTAGGAATTACTTTAGGATCAATTTTATTTATAACTTCAACAGGCATTATGTATGCTTTAATATTTGTTACACAACCAATCACTGGACAATCCGAAAATGATAAAATGTTCTTTAACGTATTAGGTAGCGTTGCTACATTTATTACTGGAACATTGGCTGGACTTCTTATTGGTTCATCTGGCGCTAAAGATGTTATGGCAGCACAAATTGCAAACAAAGAAATTGATGCAAAAAATACACAAGCAGATAAAAAATTAGAAGCTGAAATTGATGATGCAAAGTCACGTAGATTGGCTAAACCAGATGGCGCAATGCCAGCAGAGCAACCAGTAGACACTAGCTGGGACAAGTAATGTCAGAGCAAGGAACTGCAGCAAAATTAGTTGAAATTGCAACAGCAGAAATAGGTACCGTAGAAGGTCCTAAAGACAATGAAACTAAATATGGTAAATTTACCAAAGCAGATTTTCAACCTTGGTGTGGATCATTTGTTAATTGGTGTGCAAACGAAGCTGGAGTAAAGATTCCAAATACGGTATATACTCCTGGTGGCGCACAAGCATTTAAGAAAGCAAACTCATGGATCGATGGAGACCTTGCAGATCCAGAGCCAGGAGATATTGCTTATTTTGATTTCCCATCAGACGGTGTTGATAGAATATCACACGTAGGAATAGTTGCAATAGATAACGGTGATGGAACTGTTTGGTGCATTGAAGGTAATACTTCTGGAGATCCTAAAGGAAGCCAAAGAAATGGCGGAGAAGTTTGTAAAAAGCTTCGTGCATATAAAAAAAATAAAAAGAATATAATGGTTTCAATTGTTGGATTTGGAAGACCTAAATTTGGAGCAAGCATTGCTAAAAAATCTGAGCCTGCTGCAAAAACAACTAAAAAAGTAAAGACTTGTTCAGAGTGTGGTCAAGTAGTTAAATAAATGAATACTTATAGAGTAAAATTAGAAGTAGAGGTAGAAGTAGAAGCCTTTGACGAAAATGATGCTCTAGACTATGCAAATGATATATTTGGCGTAGATGACGAAATAAAAAACGTTAAAATAATTAACGTTAAGGAGAAATAATGGAAAAATATCTTACAGATGAAGAGATTTCAAAGTCTTACGAATCAGATAATGAAGATGAAGATAAATGGGATAATATGGAAAAAGCTTGCTGGTCTGGATATAAACAGGTCGGAATGAAAGATAAAGGCGGAAAACGAGTACCTAATTGTGTACCAATTAAAAAGTCTTTATTTGGCACAGATGGACCTCAAACGTTAATACCTAAAAATAAACAATAAAATCAGTTGACAAGGCTTAAAAGATCCCTGTATAATAGTATACAGGGATTCGCCTTTTATATTTAAGGAAAAATGTTACATTTAAATGAACGTGGTGTAGACGTATTTATAAATAAATATAAATCAATTACCAATGATGCATACTGGAACAACTATGATTTAATTATTTGGAAAAAAAATAACAATGCATTTTTTAATATAAAAGGAATATTTAATAAAACTTGGGGAATGGCAGATAGAGTATCTGTAGATAATAAAGGAATGTGGGTTCTACCTAAACAATATGTCAAATATTTTAAATAATTTAGGGGTAGACAAAGACGACTTAGACTGGTGGCACCTTGCAGTTTGTAGAGGCATGGACACTAACCTATTTTATGATAAATATGAAAATGATCCTAAAATTGCAAAAAATGTTGACGAAGCATGTCTAGCCTGTCCAGTTATAGCAATGTGTTATAAATCTGGATCTGACGGCGATGAGTATGGCGTATGGGGCGGAGTTTATTTAAACTCTGGAACAATTGATAAAACTAGAAATTTACATAAGACAAACGATACATGGAAAAGATTGAAAAAGAAAAATGTTTATTGATAAAGATAAAAATCATTTTAAGCATGGCATTAATCAATGGACTGGAGAGCCCAACAAGCCAGTATTTTATACACCAGAAATGTCAAAAGCAATAAGAGGAATTACCAAACCAGCAAACAACTTACAAATGGATATAGTAAAGTATCCAGAATTTTTAGCAATAAGATTATATGAAGACAACTTTGTACAATTTGAAGGCGTTAAAAAAGAAATGGTCATAGATTATGTAGCAAAAGTAAAAAAGCTACTTGAGTCATATGGAGTAAGATGTGAGCTGGAAGGAGTGCCTAGTGAAAGAATACTACGATAGAGTATTAATTGTATTTATTCATGATCTAGGAGTTTATGGAACTACAGAAAAACTAGGAGCATTTGCCTCTATAGTAAAATATAAAAAAGATGAAATGGAGTACGAAGAAATGATAGATAATTCAGAATTTTCAATTATGGATGAAATTGTATTTTCACATGTAGAAGAGGAATATAATGGATAAGGTTCTTTGCTATTCTTGTAATAAAACTAAAAATAAGTTAAATCTTAAAAAGTCTACGTTGCTTCCAATAAATTTATTTATGTGTGATGGGTGTATAGAATCAAAATTTGAACCAAGGTGGCTAGTAATCATCACTGGCAGACAGAATGGGCCAGAAAGTGTTAGAGAATTTGTTTTAAAAAAGAAATATGTTGGGGATGAAATTTCTGCTTCTGAGTTATTAATTTAGTATACATATTACGGTATAATATGATATATAATGCATCTGGATCTGAACTCTATAATTATTGCAATATCTGCTGCGATATTGTCTGGCATGGGGACGGCAATTATTGCTGGTCTGAACGAAAATAAAAGAGAAAAAAACAGAAAACAAGAGCGTGAGCAGGACCTTTTAAAGTTAGAAGTAAAAGATTTAAAAATTGAATTATATCAAATAGAAAAAGAATTAACTGAGTGGAAAGATAAATATTATGAGACGATTCAGGAATTAATTTTAATTAAATCTGAGCTAGAGGATGCCTTAAGAAGCCTTTCAGAAATAGACTCAAACGAGGTTTTGGACAGATAATTTTTAATTTAGTATACTAGTCTGTATGACAGCAGTGGTAGCCCTTATTCATGAAAATAAAGTCCTTCTAGGAGGAGATTCTGCTGCATCTGATGATAAAACAGGATTAATTTTTTCACGCACAGATCCAAAAGTTTTTAGAGTAGGTCAGTTTGGAATTGCATTTGTTGATAGCTTTAGAATGGGACAAATTCTTCAATATAACTGGACGCCACCAATTTACAAACCAACAGCAGGATTTAAAAATTTAGAAAAATTTATGCGTACCAAGTTTGTTGAATCAATTAAAGAAACATTTAAAGAACAGGGATATGGTAATCAAACCGCAGGATCTACAGAAGATGGCGATGAAGGCGGAGTTTTCTTAATAGCAGTTCAAGGTGCAGGTAGAATATTTACTATGGATAGTGATTTCCATATAGGTGAAGCAGACATTCAATACATGGCAGAAGGTGCTGGGCAAGAATTAGCTTTAGGATCACTATACTCAACATCATCTATTAAAACACCCCGTAAACGGGTCAGGATGGCCTTAGAGGCGGCTGCAAAATTTAACATGGCAGTTAGAGCACCATTTACAATAATTGAAATTTAGAGTATAATTAAATATATGGACATTAATAATCTTAAGCCAGAAAATTATGATATGGCTATGGATTTAAGAGGAACACCAACTCATGTTTGTCCTTGTGGATGTTTTATATGGAATCTAAAAGTAATCTTTGAAGATTTTGACATCGCAACATATTTTTTAGACATGGAATGTGCAAACTGTGGTAGTCTAGCAACGGCTCCCACCCCAACAGACAGGTAAAAATGAGAAAATCAGAAAGATTAAGATTGCTAGAAATGCAAATAATCAAACTAGAGTTTGAGATAGATTTATTAAACAACATGCTTGCTGCATTACTAGAGGCAAACAACTTACCACAACCTCAATTAGACGCTGGTAAGTGGTATCAGAGACGGATAGATAGAAACTCTTGACAAATTTGGGTATGTTTTAGTAAAATGTACCTATGAATAAAAAACTAATAACTGCAATATCAATATTATCACTAACACTATCTACTACATTTATTGCTGTAGAGGCGAAAGCTAATCAAGTACCCTCAACAATAGCAATTCTAGACACTGCATTAGACACTTCTTTACCAATTTTTAAAGATAAAATTGCATATGAAGTTTGTGTTTTAGAATTGGCCTCATGTCCAAATGGACAAAAGTTTATGGAAGGTCCAGGATCTACTGTACTTCCATTTGATATTATTTCTAAAAATGGTTTCGATCACGGAACACAAATGGCATCAGTTGCAGTAGCAACTAATCCAAATATTAAAATTGTTTTTGTAAGAATTATTGGAAACAATCCATCTGGCTCAAGACAATCAACTGGCGAAACTGGTGTTTCTTTAGCATTAAAATGGGTATTAGATAACAAATCTCGTTTTAATATACAGAGCGTTGCAATGTCTCAATCAAATCATGCAATACTAACAACATTAACAGACTATTGCCCTACAACACCAATGTTGCGTGGAGTAATATCTTCATTAGTTTCTTCAGGCACACCAGTGTTTTTTCCAGCAGGAAACAACAGAGACCTTTCAAGGTTATCTTGGCCAGCATGCATTAATGATTCAATATCAATTGGAATGGCAGACCAATATGAGCAAGTAGATAACTATTCTAACTTTGATAAGGATAGATTAGACTTTTACGCTATTGGAAATATGAAAGTTGCAGTCCCAGGAGGTTCTGTAAAAAATGCAGCAGGGTCATCAATTTCTACGCAAGTTGCTGCTGCTACATGGGCTGGAATTAAAAGTTCAAATCCTTCTTTAACTTATCAACAAGTTTTAGATATGCTAAATAATGCTTCAAAGCCAATCCGTGGTGCTAGGGGGCAATATGGTAAACTTATCTCTAGTGCCCCTATTGAAATTGCACCAAGTGCTCCAATAGTAACAAAACCAGTCGCTCCAGTAACTAAAACTGCAGAGCAATTGGCTGCCGAAGCAAAGGCTGCTCTTACAATTGAGGCTAACAAAGCAATTTCAGAGGCGGAAGCAAGATACCAAGCTGAAGTTAAACTGGCTGCAGATAAACTGGCTGCAATTAAATTGGAGTGGGCTAAAAAAATAAATGGCTAACATGACAGTGCTAGAAGAAATAATTAAAGAAATCGGTGAGGAGTTGTACCAGAAATGGTACAACGCCCTTGCAATAGAAGACAGAACAGAAGAATCTTCTAAGGCTATGTCTATAAATGCTGGAGAAACAACATTTTGGGTAGTTCAAACATTTATGAATAAATTTAATGCAGCAGCAGAGGAACTAAAAGACAAATAATGCTAGAGATCAATGACGAAAATTTTGATAAAATATTAACCCTTCATAATGTTTTAGTTGTTGATTTTTGGGCAACATGGTGTAGGCCATGTAAAATGTTTTCTCCTATTTTAGAGGAAATTTCTAAAGAAAATAATATTTGGATTGCCAAAATAGATGTAGATCAAAATCCAATACAGGCTTCAAAATACAACATAACCTCAGTTCCAACAACAATTATATTTGAAAATGGTAAAGAGGTTAAAAAAATACTTGGCGCAAAACCTAAACATCAAATGATTGAGGAGTTAAGTAAATGGCTATAGATTTTTTAGATGTTCAATCTTGGTATGAGTATGGTCGTGAAAAAAATTGGGTATCAGAGGTATTTTGCGACACACATGAAGGACCACCACTTTCTGATGAAGAAATGGAAGAATGGGACGAGGGCGGAGATCCTTGTAGCTTTCATGTAAAACTTTGGGATCAATAAAGACAACAAATTGCTTGGTTAAACGTTTATATATATGGGTGTACACCCAAAATAGAATTCCATTTTGTAAAAAAATGGATAAAAAGGAGAAATAAAAAATATGAAGTCATTAAAAAAGATTGCCGTTGCTTCGGCTGCAGCCCTAGCATTACTAGGCATTCAATCAATTAATGCATCAGCAGCACCGTTAGTAATAACAGTTGCTGGTTCAGCAAATGCTACAACATCTACAGCGCCTGCGACTGCGAACGTTCCAGCCGACAACACAGTAGATTCAGCAGATGCCATTGCTCTAGCAGCAACAGCAGATACTGGAACTGTAGTTACATTTACAGCAACAGGTGGCGTTAAGCTAGTCACAGCTTTAAGCGCAACAAATGCAGTAGTTAATTCTTCTGCAGGTTCAACCACGTACTCAGTAACTTCTGCAGGATCTGCAGTGACTGTTTATGCATTCACAACATCGACAGCAACTGGTTCAGTTACAATTGTAAATGGATCTTATTCAACAGTTGTTTTTGTTAAAGGAATTGCTGGATCTGTATCAAACGTTGGAGTTTCAGTACCAACTGCAGTAGCAGTAGGCACTATTCCAGCAATTACAGTAACCACAACAGATGTATTTGGAAACGCAGTTTCTGACACTGTAACAGCAACACTAATTGGTGGAACTTGGGCAGATGGCTCAATTTCTAAACAGATTGTAACGTCTACTGCAGCACAGGTTGCATCGGATTCTACATTAATTTTAGGATCTAAAAAAGAGAATACTTCAGTTGCAACAATTGGTAATGTAACAATTGCAGTAACTGGTGCGACAACAGCAACAGCAGTTACTGGATTAAAAGTTCCAGTAAAAGCCGTAGTTGCGTCATACACAGTTACCGATTTAAATGGTACAATTGCACAACTTCAATCTCAAATTAGCTCATTGTCAGCAGATTTAAATTCAGCAAAAGCTGATGCTGCTTCAAAACAATTAGTTATTGATTCCGCAACAGCAGCAAAAATTATTGCTGATGCAGCGGTAATTAAGGAAAAAGCTGATTATAATAAATTAGCTACAGCCTGGAATAAGGCATTTCCTAAAAAGAAGGTTGCTTTAAAGAAGTAAATTCTTTAAATAAGGGGCAAGGGAAACCTTGCCCTTTTTTTATTTAAATGGTAGAATATATATGTGGAGTACATTGAAGATCAAATAAGAGAAAAAATATTAAACGAAATTAAATATTTAGAGTTACCATATGAATGGAAACCTAACGAAGTAATTAATTATATATATAATAAATTAAGTAGAGGTAAAATTAATGAGTAGTAAAAAAAGAAGTATTTATAAATCAATTACATGGCCCGCAGTGCATATATTATTTGTTGGTACATTAGTATATTTATTTGAAAAAGCTATTACTGGCGAAGCGCATTGGGAATATGCTGGTTCATTTGCAATAATTTATACAGCATGTGAAATGGTTGGCTTTTTCTTACACGAAAGAGCATGGGAAAAATTTGGGAAAAGGGTGAAGTGAGTTCAGTATTAAAGTCAGAAAATCCATTAGTTCATAGTATGTGTGAAAAAAATAATTGTGAAAATAAAGCAACAAGAATTATTAAAGATTTAAATCTTTATAGCTGGGTATGTGAAGAATGCTATGGAAAATATAAGCCTTGATAAAAAATATAAATAATAAAATTTATATAATTGAGGGATATATATCTAAAAGTACATCAGATTTTTTAACAGAAACATTTAATAGTACTACATCAGATGCACCAGATTACCAGATAAAAGGTGGTCCGTCTTTAAGTCCAGAAAATGGATATACTTTTAAATGTGGTAATCCTATTAAAAGCTACCAAGATGATAATAATTACAATATTGGAATAGACATTTTAACAATGTTATGTAATTCAATGTCAAACACAATTTCAGACTTTTTAGATACAAAAATGGATATTAAAACAATGTTTTATGGGTTAATGCTAGAAGGTTCTGAAATGAAGATGCATACAGACAATTACATTACACCTAATGATGCAGAAAGTATTAGAAAAAATTCAAAAGACGATTGGTCTGGGCTTCTTTATCTTAACGATGATTATGAAGGTGGGCTTTTAGAGTTTCCCCAAGAAAATTTTTCAATAAAACCAAAACCTGGAACCTTTATTTTTTTTAAAGGGGATTATGATTTACCGCATCAGGTGTCAAAAATTGAAAAAGGGCATAGAAACGTAATAATATCATTTTTTTGGCCTATAAAATATCGTGGCTTAGATACTGTTTTGGGTTAGTAATTTCTTAAATGCTATAATATAGGGATAGATGGATTTCTAGACCCATCTAAATACAACAACCTATAGGAGAAATAAAATGTCAGACGGAAAAGATTTAAAAGGATTTAACGAAACAAAGCCAGCAGGATCATCACCATGGCCAACAGAATCATACACAGAGGCACCAAAAGCTGCATTCCCATCAACTGATAAGTCATCACAAGATGGCGCAGGCGTAAACAACGGCGGTAAGTAATAATGTGTTACGAATGTGGCTGTGAGTCAGTAGGAAGCACAACTGGAATTGTTCCAATTACAATTACTGAAGTTTCAAGAGATGGAGAAGCAGGTCTTACATTAAATATGACCGCCACTCTAGCGCAAAGAACATCATTTATCAATGAGTGAAAATGGCACAGGTATGGCGACACCGCCAAACAATGAACCAGCAGGCGCAGTAACTTCCCAAGAAGTTGGTCGTAAAAAACCAAATCAAGGAAAGTTTAGATCAGGAATTAATGGTCCAAGGCCAGCAACAAAAATTGATACTAATAAGCATGGCATACGCAGAGAAATAAATCTAGGTGCCAAAAAAACAGGTAGACCTAAGAAGGTATAAAATTGTGTTCATCATCGTCAATATCTAGCTCTTCGGACCTAGATATTGATATTTTAAATGACATAGACGATCAAATGGATAAATTTGAGAGCATAGGAATTGTTTAATGAGTTATGATCTACAAAATTTTGAACCAAAAGTTATAAAAAATTTATTTAATGAGGAAGATTTTAAAACAATATCTAATTCATTTCAAGATTATAAAACATTTCCAATAGAAAAACAATTTTCCAGATATTCCATAGACATGGTAAGTAGGCCAATTTTAAAAGAATGGTCTAATAAAATTTTACCTATTGCTAGAAATATTTTTAATAATCAAGATATTGTTCCAACATATTCATTATTTACTCATTATGAAGGTAATGCTAGTTTATTTAAACATAAAGATAAAAATGCTTGTACTTACACAATAGATATGTGTGTTTATCAAACTGAGCCTTGGGATTTATGGGTAGAGAATAAATCATATACTTTATATCCTAATGAAGCTATAGCTTATTGTGGTGAGGATCAAATGCACTGGAGAGAAGATTTTCCTAATCCAGAAAATCAAAAAGTAGCAATGATATTTTTTCATTTTGTAGAGCCAGATCATTGGTGGTTTGATGTTTAATAAAAAAGAATTAGCTCCAGGTATTATGGTGTACTCAGATGTTATGGAAAACTATACTCAATTTGTACCAGCCATAGAACATTTCATGAACTTAAATATTCCAGAAATTGAATGGTCAAACTCTTATGTATATAAGGATGGCAAAGAAATGATTGATGAAAACAGAAGTTCAAAAACATACTTTGTCGAATATAATAAAACAAACAGTGATATATTGTCACAAAAATATTTATTAGATTTATATGCAAGAGAAACGATAACAAAATTTTCTAATCCAATAGAATTAGATTATCAAAAATATTATAACGTTGTAGTGCCAGATCATAAGGGATACTCTATTTTAAAATATTCTGAAGGGTCTCAATTTTTAGATCATATTGACCATAATGTATTTGAACCAAGAACTATATCCACAGTTTGGTATATAAACGACAACTATGAAGGTGGAGAAATTTGTTTTTCTAGGTTTAATATTAATTATAAACCAAAAGCAAATGAAATGATATTATTTCCATCAACCTACACCTATAATCATTCAGTACTACCAATTAAAAATGGAATCAGATATTCTGTAGTAAGCTGGTTAAATTAATGAAGCATAGAATTTTATTAAACGGAGATAAAGCTAAAGAGCTGGACTCCCCAGTCACAATTACAGTCTATACAAAATGTCCTGAAAAATGGATGCTGACAGACATGGAGACTGGTGAGCATTACCGAGGTACTAATAAATCGCTTGAAATAAATCAACTAAATAAAAATATGAAAAGCTCCACTTATGTTATTTGGGATAAAATGGTATAATAAATACTATGAGAAAAGTAAACACTATAGAATTTCCTGGCTATGAAGAATTAAAAAACAATTTTAATGCATACAAAGATATTTTTTTAAATGATCAAATAATTGCATTTAGAAATGCAAATTTAGATATTGAAAATCAAATAAAAATAATTAATTTATTTGGAGATAATTTTAATTTACAACAAAAGTCATCTAATACAAATTTTTCTGAATACATAGAAGATCATCATAAGCATATGAATGAAGAAAATGTAGAAGATAAAAATAAACTTATGCTTGAATGGCACCAGGAACATGTTGAAGATAAGGAATGTATATTTGCAATTGGTGTATGGAATATGGAATTATTTAGATGCGATCCAGATGCTGGCAAAACATATTTTATAGACATGTCAAAAGTATATAATTCATTCACAAGCATAGATAAAGAATTTTTAAATTCATGCCTTGTTTCAATAAAAAATTATTGGGAAATAGAAGATGAAAATGAAAATAATCAAAATACAATTTATTCCTTAGTATTAAATCATTGGATTACCAATGAAAAAACTATTAGAACATTTTATGGCAGGGGAGAAAAAGTAGATCTTTATTCTGTAAATGGAGAAACTCCTACTAAATTAGAAATTGATAAATTTAATTTTTTGCATGATGAAATATTGAACAAAGTTTGGCTAGATAATGATATTAAAATTGAACATATATGGCAAGAGGGTGACCTTCTAATACCAGATTTATTTAAATTAGCTCATGCTGTTACTGGCGGGTTTAATGAAAATGAAAGAAGACTTAAGGGAATATTTGGAACGATAGGAAATGATAATGACTTATAATTTTGATAAAGTAATAGTTGATGGTGATCTATGGTATATAGACAATTTTTTAACTCAAGAAGAGTTAGATTTTTTTAAACCCTTCATGGATGACCATGAGGGCTGGTATACAACAATGAGGTCCCCATATAAAAATATTTTAAATAAATTTGTTGAATTTAATTTAGAAAGAAGAACAGACGGTAGCACTGGAGTACCTGGCCCAGGAGATTTAAATTTAAATCATGAAATACTATTAAGGCCAAATGGTTTGTTTGACAGAATAACTCAAGTCATGCCACCTGTTTATAAACCACACGCAGGTTTACAAACATTTAAATTCTGCACAGATGAAGAAATTAAAAGAGATTTTGATTTTAATAAAGCTGGCAATTACGGCGGAATTGGTAATACTGTATCAAAAAATGAAGATATATCAAAAATTGACTATGCAATGAATTGGCATTACGAGTGGGATGAAAATTCTTCTACTGTGCCAGAATTTAATAGATCATTATCAATTTATTTAAACGATGATTTTGAAGGTGGAGTTTTAGAGTTTAAAAACAAACCTTACACAATTAAAGCAAAGGCTGGTAGGCTGGTAGCAATTCCAGTTACAAAAGAATTTGAGCACAGGGTCACCAAAATAACATCTGGTAACTGGAGACATACGCTTTATGGAGCATCCTGGAATTTTGAATTCCCACCAGATAGCACTGAAGAAACTTGTTAATTTCAAAAATGGATATTGTATCACAAATTGATGAAGCAAGAATATTAGGAAAACCCTTATTGTTAAAAGGTGTATTAAAAAATACACCAAATTGGGATTACGTAATGAAATATGTAAATGATAAATTTAATGAAACTTCAAAATATCCAGTAAATGGAGATCATTTTTTAAAAAATAAAAAAAATGAAACAGTTCCTATGTTTAAATCTGGATTCTTTGATCTACAAATGTGGTTTATTGAACTATTAGAATGTCAAGAAATGTCTGATGTATTTTCTTTAAATAATAAAATAGACTCATCTGCATTTAAAATTTTAATAGACTTTTTAGGATCTGGTCAACCTAATAATATACATAAAGATCACGCAGAAGTATATTCATGGACTTGGATAAATTCAGTAGAATATAGAATATATAAGGATAAAGATTATCCTTTTGAGCAGGCTTTAGATATACATGATCAGCCTTATGAATCTTTTATAATTGAAGCTGGGGATGTTATGTATATGCCTAAAGCAGTAGTGCATCAATCTATAATTAATGAGCCTAGAGTATCTTTAATAGTTTCAATACAATAAATGTAAAGGAAAAAATAATGA